ACCCGATAGCCCCCCTATTGCCCCCCTAATGCTACCCCAATAGCAACCAATAACCATAAACCAATAACCAAGAAACCAATAGATACAGTCGCCACACCTGACGGTGTGACGGAATCTGTTTGGCAGGATTTCCTAAGCCTACGCAAAGCCAAGAGAGCAGCCGTCACCCAGACTGCTGTTAACGGTATTGAGCGCGAAGCGCGTAAGGCCGGGGTGAGCCTGCAGGCCGCACTCGAGATGTGCTGCCAGCGCGGGTGGGTTGGCTTCAAGGCCGACTGGGTGGCCGAGAAGATGACTGCCGCGCAAAAAGCGCAGGCCAACATGCACGAGCTGACTCGCGGCCTGACCGCCCCCAAACCGTTTTGGGCCAAGCCGATACTTGCCAAGCCAATTCTGCAATTGGACGACGTTCCCCTGTTGGGCGGAGGTGAGTCATGAGCGACTTCTGCGACAAGGACACGGGCTTTGACTACGTCTTTGGCCGGCTAAGCGCCAACTATGGCGCCTCGTTTGCCCGGCACTGGGATGGCATCGACCCGAATATGATCCGCCAAGAATGGATAAACCAACTTGGTATCTACCTAACCTATCGACCGATGATGGACTACGCCATCAACTGTTGCAACCCAGACTTCCCGCCCAGTGCGTTGAAGTTTAAGGAGCTTTGCAACAAAGGACCGGCGATACCCAAGGGCGACGCAATTGAGTACAGGCCCCGGCTTGTGCCCATGCCAGCAGAAGTGAAAGCGAAGATGGAACAACTTAAAGTGAAATGGAAAATGCAATGAAATTCTCGAACCAAGAAGATACCAAGCACCTGCTCTGCACAATCCCGGGCTGTGGCCAGCGCTGGAGCATAAACATCGAGCGCCCTCTGTGCAGCTTCCACAAGTGGGGCTCCAACCCCACCCGCACCGAGCCGAGGGAAGTAACGCAGGGCGAGATCGACAACATCAAGGACAAGCGTTATTGGGCCAAGCGCATTCTGGCCGAGAACAACATAGGCATCAGGCGCCCAGTGGCGGTGGTCGAGATGGCCAAGCGGGCCATGAATGTTCAACTCTGAAGAGGCCTACCGGCGGATCTTTGAGCACTATCTCATGCTGTGCAAGATCCCCGGCTGGAAGGACCATGCATGGCACATGGTCAAGGAGCTGGACAAGGACACCAGTGGATTGTTTAAAGGCATCAAGAACGACATTATCAACGCAATGAAAAAACACAATGGCAGAACTAAATGACTTCCAACGCAGGATCATCCTTAAACAGGGCGCAGGCGTAACCCTGTACACCCAAAAGGAGTTTGACGCAGCACTAAACGAGGCAAAGGCCGAGATCATGGCCATTGCTATCCAGACCACCCGGCAGGCCATCCTTATCGAGCGCGAGGAGTGCGCCAAGCTGGCCGACGAGTGCGTGAACATAGAGGAGCTCGGAGAGGCCATCCGCAACCGTATACCGAGCCAGCGCCAATGAACGACCTCAAGCTCACCCTACCGTGGCCGCCGTCGGTCAACACGTACTGGCGCACGTTTAACGGCCGCATGATCATCAGCCAAAAGGGCCGCGAGTACCGCAAGGCCGTGCAAGACCAGATACTGCTCCAGCGCATGCAGAAGCACTTTGATTGCACCTTGCGCGTAACCATCGAGGCCTACCGACCAGACAAACGCCGCCGTGACTTAGACAATCTGCTCAAGGCAACATTGGATTCGCTCACCCACGCCGGGGTGATCGAGGACGACTCACAGATCCACGACCTGCGAATACACTGGGGTCCTACTATCGGCGGGATGTTAAAAGTAAAAATTGAGGAGCTAGCATGGTTGTGACTTTGTATGACCCGCAGCAAGCTGCAACGGTAATGAAGAGCCTATGGCCGAAGGTCAAAGACGCGCTGCAGGCCGGTAAAAAAATGCGTTTGGAAATTAAACAAGCACGACGCAGCACCGAGCAAAACGACATGTTCCATTCCATCATCAACATGATTACCAAAAAAATGGCGCAGGCTGGATCGAAGTGGGATGCCGATGATTGGAAGCGGTTGCTGATTGACCAATGGGCACATGAGACGGGGCGCAAAATTGGCAAAGTGTTGCCAAGCCTAGATGGTGAGCGCGTGGTCCAGCTTGGACTACAAAGCCATAAGTTCACGATTGAGGAGTCGTCCGAATTTATTGATTGGCTTATTGCATGGGCAACTGACAAGGGAATCGACGTATGACCACCATTGCCGAGCGCAAGCACCTTTCGCTGGTGGCGGAGCTTGGCTGCGCCGTCTGCCGCCGCATGGGCTACGAAGGCACCCCGGCGGAGATCCACCACCTGCGGGAGGGGACGGGGGCTGGCAGGCGTTCCAGCCACATGGACGCCATACCCCTGTGCCCCGAGCACCACAGGGGGAAAACCGGGGTCCACGGGCTGGGAACCAAGGGATTTCCCAAGCATTGGGGCTTCGGAGAGCAGGATTTGCTGGCCGATACCAGAGCAGAATTGGGAAAATCTATCGACCTGCAAATTAAATAGAAATTATTTTTGCACAGGACGTCCAAACGTCTAATTTATCGTTACACTACCATCACTGACCAAGCAATAGTGCAAGGCAGGCAAACAGTGAAGGATAGTGAAATGAACGCTTACACCAACATCGAGATGTCCGCAGTCGCAACCAGCGAAGTGGACGTACTAGGCGCCCTGCTGGCCAAGATCGACGATCTGACCAAGCAAGCCAACGCCATCAAAGACGGCATCAAAGACTCCGCCAGCGCAGGCGGCGACAAAGTCGTAACTGGCAACCTGTTCAAGGCCACTTACAGCGAGACCAACCGCTCTACCGTTGACCACAAAGCCCTGTTGGCTGAGTTGGGCGCCACCGCAGAGCAGATCGCACGCCACACCAAGACCACCGCCGTGTTCACGGTCAAGGTCACATCCAAATAATTCAACGGGGCTTCGGCCCCTATAGGAGCACAACATGAAGCGCAAATACATCAAAGCATTTAATGCACTCAAGAAGATGGGCGTACCGGTCTATGAGCATGGCGACGACAACGGCAACTTCAGCATCAGCGCAGAAGAGCCAGAGAGCTACAAGTGGGCCAACTTCTACCCCGAGTACAACCAGTGGAGCGGCGAAAACACAAATCCGGTTATGGACAACGAGTTGCGCAAGCATGGCCTATACGCAGAGTGGCAAAACCCCGGACGCCTGTCCGTATATCAAGCATAAGGAGAACATCATGGCCCAAAGAGAAATTGAAACAATAATCAGCACCGAGAACGGTGTACGCGTCTGCGTTAGCGAATGGGATGAGGGCGGCGTCTGGCTGTATCTAGCAGGACGTGGCGCAAGCATGAGCGCAGTACTCACCCGCACAGAAGCCCAAACAATGTTGGCTGGCCTGCAAGAAATCTTAGCCAAAGAGGTGGCAGCATGAGCCGCGACGTTATCTTGGCCGACATCCTTGTAGCCGTTATGGGCACCATCTGCCTGATGTTTGCATTCAATAGCCCCGCTGGTTTAATCCATGACTTTGCCCTGATATACGGCGGTATCTGCATTGGCTATGTATGCACAACTTACTTAAATGAGGTGGAAGCATGATTGAGCTGAGCACCGCGTACGATCCAATAAACAATATGGTCTCGGTGACCATGGGTGATGGTGACCCGGAGAGCCGTGCCCCATGGGCTTGGGCGCCTACGCTAGAAGCCGCAATCGCGGAACTGTACGCCTTTGAGGACATCCCCGAGGGCACCCCATACACCATCTATGGAGAGGCATCATGAACAATAAATACACCCAAGAGCAGCTCGAGTACATCAAGGGCTTTGAGCATGGCTGCGATTACATGGTGGCCGAGATCGAGCGCTGGCTAGAAAAAAATAACGAGGAGCCCCGGTCGGCATGGCCAGTAGAGCGGTTGCTGAGCCACCTCAAGATGCAAAACACGCCAAGCACTAGGGAAAGTACCTAGAAATATTTTTTAACAATATGCAGGAATGTCTAATTTATAGTTATACTAAATGCACTGCAATACGCAGGCAAACAGTGAAGGACAGTGAAATGAACATCGGAACACAAACCAACAGCCTCGTTAACCACCTGTACAGCCGCATGACAGTTGACGCCCCTAAACCTGAAGTCGGCATGGCCGCTACTACGCTGTCATGGACAGACCGCCACGCCGCTACCGTTGTAGCAGTGACTGAGCTCAAGAGCAAAGTCTGGTCCTACGAAATCCACGTTGTCGAAGACCAAGTGCTGGTGGTCAAGGGAAGCACGCACGACGGTAGCGCTACGTTTGCCTTTGTGCCCAACGATAGCTACAACCATGCAGACATCTACCGCATGGATCGCAAAACAGGCGAGTGGGTTCATGGCTACATCAACGCAGATACCGGCCGGTTCCAAAAAGCCTCCGGTGGCCTGATCTTGGGCCGTCGTGATCATTACGTTGACCCCAGCTTCTGATCATGGATTACATATCACCATTTGAAGTGCTTGGTACACCCAAGTGCTTCACGTTGCATCAATTCGAGGAGTGGAAGGCCGCTTCTCGATTGTGTGGGCTGCGTACTACGATCTGCGAGGACTGTAGTACCAAGTACCAAAACAAAATGGCCAAACAAGGCTGCTGTGAAGTCGGGATCTGGTCCCAAATGGTGTTTGGGGGACGGTCCTCCAGACTCGCAAAAATGTTTAATCAATCTGCTAAGGAGAATGTGAATGCTAAATTTATTTAAATCAAAGAAAACTGAACCATCACCACAAGACGTGCAAAACGATGCGTTCAGGATGCAAATCAGCCAGCTAAACAAAGCGCTGGATATGTATCGTCAGACCATCGATAACCATTGGGCAGCAATTACAAAGCTCAATAAAACGCCTCCGGCTAGTGCAAGCTACGAACTAACGATAATGGAAAAGATCCAAAAGTTAGAAACAGCAGTAAAGACGCCACCGAGCACATCGAAAGTGCGAAAGCTATTTGCAGATTTATCTGACCTTGTAGCGCGAGTTTGCAATCTCGAAGAAAAAAAAGATAAAACTGCTACCGAAAACAGTAGTAAATTTAACGACTTTTTAAAGAAGTACAGCAACGGCATTGAAAACCACGCCATGCATATCAACTCTTTGCTGAGCTCGATGGACGACATGCGCAAAGAGGTTCAGCGCATCAAAGTGTTGGACAGCGCCATCGGATCATTGCGTGGATATGCTCAGCGCCATGATGGCCACATTGGGTACATGACAAAGCGCTTAAATGATCTCGAAATTGCGGCGAAGAACAAACCCCTTTCCGACAAGGACAAGGCAGAGTTGCTAATGAAGTCCCTTGATGAGCTACCCGATCCATTTTTGAAGACTGAGGAAGAACTGGCGGAAGAAATGGCGGAACAAAAACGCATTAAGAGAAGCGAGTACATGCGCGAGTACCACAAGCGCCAAAAAGTGAAAGAGGCAACACGTAAATATTCGCGTGAATGGTATTTAAAAAACAAAGACGCAATTTTGGCGCGCAAGAGAGCCCAGCGCGAGGCAGACAAGGAGCCAAAGAATGCGATTCTTTGATTTTCTGAAACAGCAGCTCAAGGAGCCCTCCCCGCTCGAGGTGATCAGCAAAGAGCTCGCACAGGCCCATCTGGACCGCTTGGAGGCCGAGGGGGCAGTGGAGTACAGCACCGCAGTGCTCGAGTTAAATATGGCCCGTATAGAGCGTTTAAACAACCGGATTAAGGAGTACAAGTAATGAGAGAGAACATCAAGACCGAAAAAGACTACACCGACTGGATGGTCAAGACCGGCGGCTACGCAAAGGACATGACGCTGCGCGACCACTTTGCTGGGTTGGCTTTAAACATACTTAGCGATATATGGAGTGAAAACCCAGACTGGGATTTGGAGCACATAGCTAATTGTGCATACGAATTAGCAGACGCAATGCTCAAGGGGCGCAAATAATGCCAGCACTAATTGGTTTTATGTGCTTTGCCGCATGGCTCACTCATGTGTTTACATGCTTTGCGCAGGGCCTATGGGGCTTCTTGGTGGCTGGTGCCATCCTATTCCCCATTGGCATCCTGCATGGCTTTTACCTTTGGCTGCATTAGGAGGCGACATGAACGAAGCAGACAAAGCCTACTTGGCGGTGCGCATGGAGGAGGAAGAGCAGCATGATCCCTATGAGTTCTTGCCTCAACAAATCAAAGGCATCATCGCATTTGCAGCCATTGTTATAGGCGTGTGGATGCTTGTTGCAGCGGTGATGTTGAAATGAACGAGATGACAGACTGGTTTCCCCCACACATCAAGCCCGTGCATATTGGTGTGTACGAAATTAAATTTTCCAATGTGCCACTTGGCAAACGTTTAATGTACGCACGATGGAGCGGTAAAGAATGGTCAAACTTTGCGTATAAAAAGAATGATGACTGTATGAATGATTGTTTCGGCGCAGTGCAAAAGAAACATTGGCGCGGCTTTACGGAGGAGCAAACATGACAGGCTATCAAAGCAAAAAGGCAGCGGCGCAGGGCAAGTTAGCAAAACCAGACCAAGCGTGGTGGGATTGGTATCTATCTCCTCCGATTGATTACCGCAAAGTTTATGGCGATCCTTTTGTTTGGACTGAGCAAGAAAAAATGCTGATGCAACAACTCAAGGAGAAGAACAATGGATAAAAACAAAGCATTGAAACTGGCGCTTGAGTTTGTTGAAAATGTTCATTTAGGCGAATGGCAAGGCTCAACTGAACGCCAAGAGGAAATAGTCACCGCCATTAACAAAGCCTTGGCACAGCCAGCGCAGGAGCCTACCAAGTATTCTTTCAGAGCACATTGGGAGGCGGATGGTTGTATCGGCGTGGTCGCGGCTATTGAGAGGTTAGATGGTGGTGTTCATTTATTGAAGGACATCATTGACGCACCACAGCGCCCTTGGGTGGGGCTGACGTTAGATGAGATAGCGTTGATTCATGCAAATTATCCGAATCCGCAGGGCTTCGGTTTAGCATTGCAAGCCAAACTCAAGGAGCGCAACACATGATCCCCGTACCGCTGTTCCCTGATATGCCCGTTGCCACTAACATTGCTGGCAAGGTTGTATTTCCGAAGCAGTATTACAGGTGCCCCGACTGCAACAACATCAGCCCCCTGCGTGGTGGCTGGTTTGGCTTGGAGCAGTCGGACAGGCAGGACCTGTACGACCAAGCCAAGGAGAACAACCGAATGAATTTTTATGACATCTGCAGCCTTGTAGAGGCCCGCTTGAAGGAGAAGAACACGTGACAAACATTACACCAATGGAGTGCTACGCCACCACCGACGGGCGCCTGCATACTGATAAAATAGAAGCGCAGGCTCACCAATACGGTCTGGACATGAAAGAGGAGATAGGCGCGTTTGTCGGCTATGATCCAAAATCGTTGGGCATCGACTCTCGTAATGCATATGGCAACTTGCTGGCCATCACCGGCTGGGAGGTATCCAAAAAACTGAAGGAGCTGCGCAGTGAGCAAATTAAAGATTGAGTTTGCGCCGGGATGCTTTGACAACTTTGATGGCACGCAGGAAGAGCTGGACGAACTTATCAATGAGATACGCATGATGGTTGATGACGGCACTTTTGAAGAGAAATCAACTCGATTGCCGGAGGAGGAGGAGGAAGCTATCCTCGAGATTCTGCAACGCCGCAACACGCGCCAATAGGAATCAAAATGGTTACAGCTAAAAAGCAAGTTGATAAAGAAGAGTCAACCTATAAGATGCCGGTAGAGGTGGCCAATTGGATCGAGAACGCCGAGAGCCGCCTGTCCTACCTGACCACGCAGGTCGCCACGCTGAAGGCCGAGAACATCGCCCTGCGTAAGGCCAACAAGGTCATGGAGGCCCGGGTGATGGGAAATAGCCAAGAGTAAAACAAACTGCTAAACTACCCGTATAACGCGCTGAGAGATGCGCTGCAAGGAGTTATATGGCCACAGGCAAGAAGATGGGCAGACCACTGGGTGACACACTCTACCCAGAGAAGGAACAGATCAAAGAGCAGCTAGTAGCTTGGCTCTCCGAGGGACGGACACTCAAGGACTTCTGCCGCCAGCAGGGAATGCCAAACTATCGCACGATCTACCTTTGGATTGATGCCGACAAAGACTTTGCTGCAAACATCGCGCACGCCCGCGACATGGGATATGACGTAATTGCCGAGGAAGCCCTGCAAATTGCTGACAACCTGCACATGGGCCGTAAGGTGGTCACCCACAGCGGCGGCAAGGAAGACGAGGACGCCATGACGGTCACCGAAGAAGACCTGCTTGGCCACCGTAAGCTCCAGATTGAGACCCGGCTCAAGCTGCTGGCCAAGTGGAACCCAAAGAAGTGGGGTGACTCCACAACGATCAAGGGCAGCGACACCAACCCGCTGGTGGCCGAGGTCAGCTTTGACGTCTTTGGGGAGGTGCTCAAGGCCGTGATGCTCCAGAGACACGCCAGTGAGTGAAATGGTTGCACTACTCGAAGACCCCAAGGTCCGAGAGCAATACGCCAAGCTCAAGCCAGAACAACGGGCCATATTCGAGTGGCGGACCCGATGGCTGCTCAAGGCCCACAAGTTCCAGCTCGAGCCCTTGGGCGACTGGACCATCTGGCTACAGCTCGGTGGCCGTGGATCAGGGAAAACTCGTACATCAGCAGAAACTCTAGGCTATTGGGCAGCAACCCAGCCCAACACCCGCTGGCTAGTATCCGCCCCGACAAGCAGTGACCTGCGCTCTACCTGTTACGAGGGTGAGTCAGGTTTGCTCGCCGTCATCCCGCCCATCTTGATCGCCGACTACAACAAAAGCCTGCACGAAATCAAACTGGTTAACGGCAGCCTGATCAAGGGCATCCCAGCATCCGAGCCTGACCGGCATAGGGGTGGCCAGTACCACGGCGCATGGCTGGACGAGCTGGCCGCGTGGGACTACCTGCAAGACTCGTGGGACATGATCCAGTTCACGGTGCGCCTGATCGGCCCCAACGGCACGCGCATCATCTGCTCGACCACACCCAAGCCTAAGCCGGTGATCTTGGACCTGCTGGACCGTGAGGGCGACGATGTCGTGGTGACCAAGGCCAGCACCTACGTCAACATCGCCAACCTTGCCCCGGCATTCCAGAAGCAGATCCTGCAATACGAAGGCACCAAGCTGGGCCGGCAAGAGATCCACGCCGAGATCATCGACCCGGAGGAGGGCGGTATCGTCAAGCGGGAGTGGTTCAAGCTGTGGCCAGCCAACCGACCCCTGCCCAAGCTCGAGTTCGTGCTCCAGTCGCTGGACGTGGCCACCAGCGAGAAGACCCAGAACGACCCGACGGCCCACATCACCTTTGGCATATTCAAGCCCGAGGACGGCTCTATGTGCGCCTTGGTGATCGACTGCTGGCAGGAGCACCTCCAGTACCCAGACCTGCGCCCCCGCGTGGTGGACGAGTACGAGACCGTCTACGGCGATGGCCGAGAGAAGAAGCGCGTGGACCTGCTGCTGATCGAGGACAAGAGCGCGGGAATCAGTTTGATTCAAGACCTGCGTAGGGCAGGGATACCCATCATCCCGTACAACCCGGGGCGTGCTGACAAGATCCAGCGGCTCAACATCGTGTCCAACATCATCAAGGCCGGACGGGTGTGGATACCAGAGTCCAGCAACCGCAAGGGGTTTGTGCGTGACTGGGCCGAGGGCATGATCAGCCAGATCTGCAGCTTCCCCGAGGGCGCAGAGCACGACGACTTTGTTGACGCCATGAGCCAAGCCCTGCGCTACCTGCGTGACTCCGGCTGGCTGACCATTGACTTTCCCAAGGAGTGGGTGGACGAGGACGACTACATTGACGCCGGGCAGCGTAAGAGAGAGAATCCCTACGCTGTGTAAAAATCCCGTACCCCAACATCATTAACAATCATGCCAACACACACAGAGGCTTTGTATGACACAAAACAAGAAGGACCGTTCTACCGCGTCCATCCTCGCGCTATTGCGCAAAGTGGAGCGAGAACTTATGGCTTACGAGAAGAAGGTGGGTCCGGTGCCCAAGCTCAAAGCGGATCATCACGAGACAGCGTTTCGCAACCATCTGAGGATGCGCGGGTCCGCGAGCTCATAAGCAGCGGCAACACCAGAGCCCACGAGGCTGCTCACGCCTACAGCCAGCAGATGTTCGGGCGCCCCTATGCGCCGATCCCCAACAGCCCCAGCTCGCTCAAGAAGCAGGCGCCTATTGGGCAGATGTTCATGCTGGCCACCAAGAACGACCCTGCCTACAAGCAGGCGGTCTACGAAGCCTACAAGCGCCAGATGCCTGAGCACGTGGGCGACGCCAAGGACTATGACGAGCTGGTCAACAAGGCCTACCGGCACCTGAACCACGAGACCCAGCAGCAGTTTGACACTCTGCCCGTTCACATGAGCTTTCACCGCAACGGTGAGGGCAACTACCGTAGCAGCAACGAAATGCTGCGCGACATCTACAAAAACGGCCACCTGTACGTCTTCCAAGGTGGTGAGCCCCATCTGTCCATGAATAACGTCGATCCCCGCACGGGGCTAAACGACACCGAAATGTTCCGGGCGGTTCACGACTTCTACGGCCACGCCCTGCACGGCAACCAGTTTGGCCCCAAGGGCGAAGAGCAGGCATGGGCGGCGCACTCTGGCATGTACAGCCCATTGGCGCAGGCTGCCATGACAACAGAGACCCGTGGCCAAAACAGCGTGGTCAACTACACCCCGCTCAATGCCCACATCAAGCAGCAGGTGCGCAAGCTCGACGAGTCCGCCTACCATGCCGCCCGCAGGGGAGATTCAGCCCAAGCGCAGCGCTTCTTGGATCTGAAGAAGCAGCTCTTGGACGAGGGTTTTACCTATGGCCCGCAGGCGTCAATCTTGCTGCCGCCCGAGATGACCCGGGGCGACTACGCCGGAGGCATCCCCGCTTACTTGCGGCACCTGATCCGCCCGCCAAACCCTGCCAGCGCCGAGCTGACGCACTTTAGCAATGAGCCAAACCTTACCCACACCGACCCCGGCCGGTACGGCACCGGCATCAAGGGCGCCGAGGCAGAACGCCTGAGCGACCCTTCGGCCATCAGGAACCGAACCTACTTCTATGCCGGAAGCCCGGAAAGGGGAGAGCAGGGGCTGGGCAGCCACAAGTACCACACAAGGGCCAGCGACCTGTACGACGTCGCCAGCGACCCGCAAGGCCTGCACCGGCTGGCCATCGAGCACAACATCACCCCGTATACCGCCAAGTACAATCAAGGCGTGGCTGACCCGCAAGGGGCGTTTACCGACCTCGAGCGCATGGCCCATGAACACGGTTATGGGGGCGTGTTACAGCGCAACACTGGCATGCCAATGGCGGCGGTGTTTGGATCACTGCCCGTTCGCAAAGCAACTTAGGACAAGATCATGCCCACAATTGAACAGATGCGCCGTATGCTCATGGAGCGCCGGCCCCAACGATTTGATGAGGGTGGCCAGCCTGAAGACGGTTTGATCGCCGAAAGCCCCCGGGTTGCAGCCGCCAGAGCCGCCGTGAACCCCGCCATACAGACGGTGCGCAATCCCCAGCGCATGGCTTTTCCGGGCATCTACAAAAACCCCAAAGAAATAGCCGCTGAGGCCGCAGCCCGCGTGGAGCCCGAAGATCCATCGCTCAAGCGCCTATTTGGCGTTACGCGTGACGACTTGTATGAGATGGGCAAAGGAAGGGTCGGAAACGTGTCTGGAGCCCTTCCGGGGGCCGCCGCCAAGCCCAAGGGTGCCAAAGCCGCTTTGGACGTCATGACGCCCGAAAATCGCCAGCGCATACTGGACGTCTTGGGTGAGGCCGAAAAGCACGAGGGGCTGGTTAAGGGCATGGACCCGTGGTACATCATGGACCCGGCATTCCAGCGCATGGCCCACCTGATCGGCTTTGAGAACGCCGTGCGTGAGTATGACAAGTTCAACCACCTGATGGGCATGGCCTCTCCGGCCAGCGAGGTGATGACCGAGATCCCACGAGGCACGGCCGCTTATGCGCTCGAGACCCAAGGGCGCTTCCCTGAATTCATGAAGTTTGCGGGCATGCCAGAAGACAAGCGCACGCGCCGTTTCCCCAAAGATATCCGCAACGTGCCGGGCCACGCGTACCACAAAACCGCGCAGGCCGGACCAATGGAGAAATACCTCAACCTTGGCCAGATGACCATGAAGACGCCCAAGGTGCCGCTGTACATCAGGTCCAGCAGCGTGCCTGACGTCGGATTTCAGACAGAGACGCCGGTAGGTGACGCCCACTGGAGCCGTGGTGTAGGACTTGCCGACACCCGCAACTGGAAAACCGTAAAAGGCAAGCTGGCCATTCCGGGTGCCAGCGTCACCAACTCCGAGATGTCCACCTTGGCCCCGTGGTGGCGCCAGATAGCCCAAGAGCTGGGAATCGAGTCGGTTCCTGCCCAAGCCCGGGCATGGGGCACTTTTGCTCCGCAGACTGGGGTGGATACACCAATTGGCGCAGGCAAGCTCGAGCTGCTGGCCCGCAACATCATGCTCACCGCCCACCGTTTAGGCGTCACCCCTGAGACCGCCCGCGACATGGTGCTGATGGGCAAGACCTACGCAGGCCACGCTGATGGCGGCTCAATTGAAAAACAAAGCGGCTGTGGATGCAGCGCCTGCAAAGGCCCAAGCCAAGACGAGATGCTAGCCCACGTCATGCTGCACAAAGCGGACGGTGGATTGGTGGACATCAAGACGGTGGGTGCTGAAGAGGCGCCGGACATGCCCGTGAAGGAATATGTGGCACCCTCTGGTGGTCAGGGTTTACCCGTAGGCGGCGTGGACTTCCAGCCCGAGCAACCCGGCCAACAGCTCACCCCCGGAGCGCCTAACCAGCCCCCGGGCCAGATCCCCGGGCAGCCCGGCCAAGTGCCCCAGCAGCCAGCCCCGCTCACAGGCCAGCCCACGCCATCGCTGAACGGCCCGCAGGCGCCCGCACTGAACCAGCCCAACCAGATGTTAGGCAGCCCGCCCATGCCCCCGTTTGGCCAGCCCAAGGGACCGCAGAGCAACATCCTATCCATGACCCGCCAAGGCCAAGCCATGCAGGCGCTGCGCCCAACCCCTACGCCCATGCCCAAGATGGCCAAGGGTGGCTCGTTGTCGGTGGCCGAGATGCGCAAGGCGCTGGCCAAGAAGCCCATGCAGATCCGCACTACGCATGAAATCCGCATGACGGAGCGCAAGCTGTGAAGGGCTTTTACTCACCCATCGACAAGCTGGCTGCCGAGCTGCCCCGCACCAAGGGCACCGGCGCCGAGTTCATGACGGAGCTGAGCAAGCGGCCCGGCTACAAGCCGCAGGAAGCGCAAGACCGCGACCTGCAAACGCTGATGGCTCTGCCCAAGATGGCGCGTGAGGAGTTCTTGGCCAAGCTCAAGTCCAAGCCAGCCCCCAAGCTAGAAGAGACCACGCTGGATGATAGCGACGACGATTACCCTAAAGATAATCCAGTGAAGTACGAGCAGTACACCTTGCCCGGCGGCACCAACTACCGCGAGATCCTGATGCGCATGCCGCATGATGAGCAGCGCGCCAAGGAGTTCAGCGACCCAGCGTCTGGCCACTGGGACACACCCAATGTGCTGGCCCACGTCCGTGCCAAGGACCGCACCGGCCCCAACGGTGAAAAGCTGCTGCACATTGAAGAAATCCAATCCGACTGGCACCAGAAGGGCCGCGAGCATGGGTACGCGACACCCGAGTCGCTAAAAGAATTCCGTGCGGTTGAGCTGCGGCACAAGCTGCTGAAACAAAAGCTCGATGAGGCCAAGGCGCAATCGGAAAGCGCCGAGAACAGCCTAAAACGCAAAGAGCCGCTGTTCCAGCAGCCCGATGTGCGTGAGCGCTACGAGGCCGCTCGAGTCAAAGCCAACAACGACCTTATGGACCTCATGCCGCAAGTTATGAAGGCGCAGGCCGAGGTGCAAGACTTTGGCCACAAGATGAACAGCATGGTGCCTAACGCCCCGTTCAAAAAGAACTGGCACGAGATGGCGCTCAAGAAGATGATCCACCACGCAGCCGAGAACGGCTACCACGGGATTGTGATCACGCCGGGGGCAGAGCAGGCGGATCGGTACAACTTGGCAAAGTACGTTAACGCTGTTTCCGTTTCACCTACCGGGAATGGCACTTACATGCTAGATGCCACGCTTAAAGGTGGCGGTAAACAAACTAAAACAAATCTTAGCCCATCAGATGTTGAAAACATGGTTGGGAAAGAGCTTGCAGCAAAATTGTTAACTGCTTCTGATGAACGATCAAAAATAACGCAATCAATGCGCGAAGCGTTGAAGAACGATAACGACGATGAGTACGATCGGCTTCGTGAAGTCCGCAAAAGTTTACCTCCCGCAGAGCTTGCTGGGTTAGACCTACAAGTAGGCGGCGAGGGCATGAAGGGCTTTTACGACAAGATGGTGCCCAGTTTCCTGAACCAGTTTGGCAAGAAGTATGGTGCGCAGGTCAGCCAGATGCAGGTGCCCGTTAAACACCAGCTTCAAGGGTTACGGACTATGGGCGGTTACCCAGACGATCCACCCATGAACTTGCACCACTTCCCCATCACGCCAGAGATGCGCGAGGATGTGACCAAGAACGGCGTGCCGCTGTACGCAGATGGCGGCAGCGTGGAGGGCAAGGAGCCCGAGAAAACGGTCAAGGCCTACAAGATGTTTCGGGTTGACAAAAAGCAGCCCGGCAAGCTCTTCCCGCTGTTTGTGGACTCCCAGACCCCGGTGGAGATGGACAAGTGGATAACCGCCAAAGAAGGCGAGAAGTCCACCACAAACGCCAAGAAAGTCAAGTCCAAGATCGGCGACTTGGCGTACCGTCCGGGCTGGCACGCGGGCGACCTACCCATTGCTACCCACATTGGCGACAAAGACGAAGAGCAGAAAGCGGAAGCCCGTCGCATAAGGGAACTGCGCGATGCACACGCGGCGGTATTGGGTAACACCAAGGCGGCCAAAGCCATGGCCCGCAAGGAGCACCCGTACCCATCATGGGTAAACGCCCCGCGTTTGCGCAACCCCAATCACATCTGGGCCGAGGTGGAGATGCCTAACGATGTGAACTGGCAGTCCGAGGCCACCAAGCGCGGGACCAACGACCAAGGCAAACTGATCGCCAGCCAAGCCCACATTACCGACCAGTTGCCGCTAGGCGGGCATTACCGGTACAAGACCAACTCCAACATGCTGGGGAATTGGTTGATCGGCGGTTCGATGAAAGTCAACCGCATCCTGCACGACAAGGAAGTGGAAGCGATCAACAAGGCCGCTGGTGCAGCCGATCTGCCACGCGCAAAGGCCATGAACCAAAAGGCCTTTGGCTTTGCCGAGGGCGGCACCGTCGGTCCAGAAGAGTGGATGGCCGAGGAGCACGTCAACCACAAGGCCAAAAGTAGTGCGCTACCTCGGCACGAGCGCGATGCCAACCTTGCGCAGTTCTTAAAGGACAGCGCGGTTAAGAATCGGATGTACCATGGCACCAACAAAGATATAAAGTCATTCAAAGCTCCAAAAAATGCAGTAGGAATTTGGGCAACTAAAAATCCAGATGTTGCAAACGAATATGCAACAATTTCTGCAAGAGGGGTGGGTGAACCTCCATCTGTATACCCAGTGCATGTAAGATTAAAAAATCCTGCAAACAAAGATCAATTTGGTGATGCATGGGATTTAGCAGCCAAAGATAGCTCTAGACTTGGATGGAATACACACGATGAAAGACATAAAAAAATATTGCAAGATCAAGGGTTTGATGGAGCAATATTAGATGATTCAGTTGTAGTTTTTGATCCTAAGCATATTAAGTCAGCCATCGGCAACCGTGGGACATACGATGTTAATGAGCCAGACATCACCAAAGCCAAGGGCGGCAGCATCAAGCCCGTGGGTTACACTAAAGAAAAAGTTACAGTTTCCCCAAGCCTCGACCAGATGCGATACGAGCTGATCAGCGTGAAACACTCCAAAAAGGTTAAATGATGGACCAAGACGAAGACACCAGCCCCGATGACCTCGAGACCAACGAAGACGGCTCGGTGGATGTGGAGTTGCCTGAGGACCTGTCCGATGTGATCGAAATGCCAGACGGCTCGGCCGTGGTGAGCATGGAAACCAAGGGTCCCGAGGAGTCTCCCGATTTCTATGCCAACATGGCCGACGAGATGGACAGCTATGATCTCGACTCGCTGGGCATGCGCTACGTCAACCTGCTGGAAAAGGACAAGAACGCCCGCGAGGAGCGCGACAAGCAGTACGAAGAGGGCATGAAGCGCACCGGTTTGGGCAAAGATGCCCCCGGTGGAGCTAACTTCTTTGGTGCCAGCCGTGCTGTACACCCCGTCATGGCCGAGGGATGCGTTGATTTTGCCTCCCGCGCCATTAAAGAGCTGTTCCCACCAGACGGACCAGTGCGCACCAAGATCATGGGCAAGGTCGATGACCTCAAATCCGAGCGCGCAGAGCGCAAACGTGACTTCCTGAACTGGCAAATTACCGAGCAGATTGAGGAATTCCGCGATGAGCAAGAGCAAATGCTCACCCAACTGCCCCTTGGCGGCTCACAATTCCTGAAATTGTGGTACGACGAGCAGAAAAAGCGCCCAACAGTCGAATTTGTGCCCATTGACCGCATTATTTTGCCGTTTGCGGCCTCAAATTTTTACACGGCGCAGCGTGCGGCCGAGGTTCACGAGATCACCGAGTGGGAATACAAGCGCCGAGTGTCAAACGGCATGTATATCGACACCGCCCGCATGACTTCTGGCCAAGAACCGGACCAAAACCGCGTTCAGAAGGCCAACGACAAGATTGAAGGCAAGCAATTCCAAGACAATGACGACGGATTGCGCAAGGTCTACCACATCTACGTTTATTTGGAGCTTGACGAGGACAAATACGCCCAAGGTGAGTCCGCGCCCTACATCATGATGGTTGACGAGCAGAGCTCGCAGGTTATTGGCCTCTACCGCAACTGGGAAGAGGGCGACGAGACGATGACCAAGCTCGACTGGATCATCGAATTCAAGTTCATCCCATGGCGAGGCGCCTATGCGATTGGTCTGCCGCATCTTATTGGTGGTCTATCTGCTGCTCTTACTGGAGCTCTTCGCGCTCTGCTGGACTCTGCTCACATAAACAACGCAGCGACCATGCTCAAGCTCAAGGGCGCCAAGGTATCTGGCCAGACCCAGCAGATTGAGGTCACTCAGGTAGCCGAGATTGAGGGCGCCCCGGGCGTGGATGACATCCGCAAGATTGCCATGCCCATGCCGTTTAACCCGCCCAGCCCGGTGCTCTTTGAGCTGCTGGGATGGCTGGACAAGGCCGCCAAAGGCGTGGTTACCACGTCGGAAGAAAAGATCGCAGATGTCAACTCGCAGGCTCCTGTAGGCACGACTCAGGCACTGATTGAGCAAGGCGCTGCCGTTTATTCCGCAATCCACGCAAGGTTGCACCAGTCGCAGGCCCGCTTAATCAAGGTGCTGTGCCGCCTGAATCGCTGGCACTTTGACGAGATGCAAAAGGGCGAGGTCATTGCCGACTTAGAAATCCAACGTGATGACTTTGACCGCAACACCGACGTCATTCCGGTGTCCGACCCGCACATCTTCTCCGAGACGCAGCGCATGGCCCAGATGCAGGCCGTGCTGCAGCGTGCTGATGCCCACCCCGACCTGTACGATGCCAAGGCCGTGGAAGAGCGTTTCTTAAAGCAGATCAAGATCCCCAACATCAGCGAGCTGCTCAAAGACGTTCCGGCGCCCGAACAGCGCACGTTGGCTGACGAAAACGCTGCCATGTCGCTGGGCCACCCGTCCTACGCCTACATGCAGCAGGACCATATCGCCCACATCCAAGGGCACCTGATGTTTGGCATGGACCCCAACTTTGGCGGCAACCCGTTTATTGCACCGCAGTTCCTGCCCAATGCCATCGAGCACATCAAGCAGCACATGACGTTGTGGTACCTCAACCGCATGAACGGCTACGTGGCCAACCTGCGCGACGGCCGTCCGGTGGACGACTACGACAACCCCAAGCTGACGGCCATCATCGACAAGCTATATGCCACCGTTGGCCAGCACGTTGCATTGGACAGCCAGCAGGTGTTCTCGCAGATCCTGCCCCAGCTCCAGCAGCTAATGCAGGCCCAGCAACAAAGCCCGCAACCATTGCCATTGCCGCCGGATGCGCAGGTGGTTAAAGACACCAGCATGGCCGAGACCCAGCGCAAGGCCGCCAAGGACACGCAGGACATCCAACTGGCGCAGGCCAAGATGAAAGACGAGCAGATGCGCACGCAGGCAGAAATGCAAGCCAAAGCGCAAAACGACGAGCGCGATGCGCAACTCAAACTGCAACTGGCCGCCATGGACGCAGATACCAAAATCAAGATTGAGAATGCGCGCCTGACGCATGAGACAATCCAGCAAGCAAATCAACTGGCGACAACGCCACAACCGGCAGTAATGCCACCAACCCAAGGAGTGCCAAATGGCCAGTGATACCGAACAACGCAGCATCAACGTGCCCCAGCACAAGCGCTTGGCCATGGGCGAGAAGCTCGATGGCAGCAGCATGCAACCCAAAGGACAGTCCCAGAGCAAGCCCCAAGGTGGCCTGAGCCACGTTAAAGCCAAGAACAAGTGATATCTGAGCTGATTCACTTGATCAAGCAGCGGCAGGCCGAAATACGCCTGTCGCTGGTAGAGAACCCGGTAGGTAATTACGAGGCGTATACCCGCCTTGTAGGTGAGTACCAAGGCATCCAATGGGTACTGGATTCCTTGAACGCGAAACTCGCTGAGAACGATTAAGGCCGCAAGGCCCCAAGTGGCGCTGAAATATGCGCTTTTTTGCACTGCAATATGTGCTTTGTCGATAGGAGTGAGTATGAGTGAGAACCCAATCCCGTATATCTCGGGAAGTGATAGTGTGCCGGACCCCACCGAATTGGCGTGGGCGTTTCCTGACGTGAAGCCGGGGCAAACCCCCTTTGGCGGACGCGTGATCATCCAGCTTCGACGCATTAAGAAAAATGCGGGAAAAATCATTTTGGTTGAAGAAACCAAAGAGAACGAGAAGTGGAACAACATGATCGGCAGGGTGGTGGCAATTGGGCCTTTGGCCTTCAAGAACCGCGAGACCATGGCCTCTTGGCCAGAAGGAAGCTGGGCGCAGGTAGGCGACTACGTGCGTGTGCCACGCTGGGGCGGAGACCGCTGGGAGCGGCCTGTTACCAACGAGGAGAACGGCGACCTCAACCCCGTGCTTTTTATGACCATCAATGATTACGAGCTGATCGCCAAAGTCACGGATGACCCCTTGTCGTTCAAGGCCTACGTTTAAGGAGAAATTATGGCTACCGAATCCAAAGAGGAAGACCTGTACGTTGAGGAAGGCAAAGACGGCACCGCAACTGTAGAGCTACCTGATAATTTAATGCCTGATGAAAGCTCCGACGAGCCAAAACAGCAGGCAGCAGACGATAACGATGACGACCATCCAGACGATACCGAAGCGGTTCGCGCCGCCCGCCGGGCTCGCCGCCGGTCCAAAAAGGACTTGATTCGCAAGACCAACGAAGAAAAAGACGTCCGCCTGCAGCTCTTGCAGCGCCAAAATGAAGAGCTGATGCAGCGTCTTTCCCGGGTAGAGCAGCGCACCCAGCAGCACGACGTGAGCCGGATTGACAAGGCCATGGAGGACAAGCAGGTCCAGCTTGAGTACTACCGCATGAAACTAGCCGAGGCCACCAACTCTGGCGACGGCCAAGAGGCGGTGCGAGCTCAGGAGGCGCTGTACGAGACCAAGCAGGCCATTGACCAGCTTGCCCACCTCAAGCGGCAGGCCGACCAGCCAGCACCCGCCCCGCAAAAGCAGATCAACCCCAGCGTCCAGCGCCACGCAACCAAGTGGATTGAGCGTAACGAGTGGTACAAACCGGACCTTTCGGACACCGACAGCAAGATCGCCAAGCAGGTCGATGAGGAGATGACCAAGCAGGGCTGGGACGCAGGTTCTGCCGAATATTGGGACGAACTTGACAGCCGGTTGCAAAAATATCTGCCGCACCACTATAATGAATCGTCAGATCGACGTGTACGAACTCCGAGGAACACCGTGGGAAGCTCAGGACGCGAAGCATCAGCCGCTTATGGGGGCACAAACCGCACCTTTACTCTCTCTGCCGAACAGGTCAGGGCGATGAAGGACGCGGGTATGTGGGACAACCCCGACAAGCGCGCAAAGATGATCAAGCGATATGCAGCCGACGCACGTAACAATCTAAGGAGCAACTAACATGGAATCTCGTCTAAAAAAATCTCTATCTGCTGGTGGACGCAATGATCGCGCAAGCGAGGACGCTACACGTGCAGCCCCTGAAGAGAAGTTTATTTCTGCGCAGGAACGTCGCAAGATGTGGAGCGAGGAATTTACACAATCAGCACTGCCAAAACTTCCCAACCTTGACGGTTGGCATTTAATATGGCTCTCGTCAACCAACAGCTACGACAGCATTGATAAACGGATGCGCCAAGGGTACGTTCCAGTTAAGTCTGAAGAGTTACCGGGCTATGAAGATTACAAGGTCAAGTCGGGTCAGCACGTTGGTCACATCTCTTGCAATGAGATGTTGTTGTTCAAAATACCGATGGATATCTACCAAGACATCATGACGTATATGCACCATGAAAAACCCCAAGAGGAATCGGACAAAATCCGCGTCCAAATGGAGAACTTGCAAGGCGCACGGGACAGCAACGGAAAAACGCTTGTGGGTATCGAGGGTGACGGTTATGGCAATTTTGATAAGCAACCCAATCGAATGCCAGTGTTTTCTGGCTAACCCAAGGAGTTAATATGAGTTCTACCTCTTCTCCGTTTGGTTTGCGTCCTTCTTTCCACCCATCGGGTCTGGATCGGGCTGTGGCGCTGACTGACGGCATTGCTTCGGCATATTCCTCGAACATTCTGAAAGGCCAACCGGTCTATCTGAATTCGTCCGGGCAAATCATCATTGCAACTACCAGCAGCCTGCTGCAAGGCGCCTTCGCAGGCGTTGAGTGGACAGATTCTACTGGCCGTCGCCGTGTGTCCAACTACTGGCCTGCAAGCACCGCGTATGTGACCGGTTCGTGCGTAGCTTATTACTACAGCGACCCCAACATCGTGTATGACATCCAGTGCGATGGTTCTTTGGCGCAAACTTCAATTGGCGATCAAGCCAACTTTAGCAACATCGCCGCTGGTTCCACCACCACCGGTCTGTCAACTGCGACCCTTTCGTCAACTTTGGCTGGCGCAGGTAGCGCCGCTCAGCTCCGCATCATCGGCCTGTACAACGGCGTCGACAATGCTTGGGGTGATGCGTACACCACTGTCCAAGTTCAGATCAACCAATCACAGTACCAAGCGTCTGTGAATGCTATTTAAGGAGTAACTGAAAATGGCAGCACCAATGCGCAGTACGGACTTTCGGAGCATCGTTGAGCCTATTCTCAACGAGTGCTTCGATGGAGTCTATGACCAACGTGCCGACGAGTGGAGCCGTGTGTTCCGCGAGGAAGACGGTATCCCCCGTAACTACCACGAAGAGCCCGTTTTGTACGGCTTTGGCGCGGCACCCCAATTGCCTGACGGCACACCGGTGACGTACCAACAAGGTGGTGTTCTGTTCCTGCAACGCTATGTGTACAAGGTATATGGCCTCGCCTTTGCCCTGACCAAAGTGTTGGTTGAGGACGGTGACCACATCCGTTTGGGACAAGTGTACGCACGCCATCTGGCTCAATCCCTGATTGAGACCAAAGAGCTGCTGTGCGCGAACATCCTGAACACCGCGTTCAACTCTTCGTACCCCGGCGGCGACGGTGTGTCGCTGATCAATACCGCTCACCCCATCGTGAATGGTACGTTCAGCAACCAACTGGCAACCTCTGCTAACCTGTCTCAGACATCGCTCGAGCAGATGTTGATCCAAGTGCGTCAAGCAGTGGACAACAACGGCAAGAAGATCCGTCTGGTGCCCCGCCAACTGGTGGTCGCCCCCGGCAATATCTTCCAAGCCGAAGTTCTGCTCAAGTCGGTCCTGCGCGCAGGCAACGCCAACAACGACATCAACCCGGTGAAATCCATCGGCTTGTTGGACGAAGGCGCTGCCGTTATCTCGCGTCTGACCTCGTCTACCGCATGGTGGGTCCAGACCGATGCACCCGAGGGCATGAAGCTCTTGATGCGTCGTCGTTTGGAGAAGACCATGGAAGGTGACTTTGAGACTGATTCGATGCGCTACAAGGCCACCGAGCGTTACATCCCGGGCTTCACTGACCCGCGTGCAATGTACGGTACCGCAGGCGTTTAATCGCAAATCGGCCTTGGCAGGGGAGCCGCAAATCCCCTGCCGCTATTATCAACATCGGTCAAACTTTTCAAGGAGCAGACCATGCCTCAGTTTTCAGATGACCTATTTTTAGGTCCAGCACAGACCTATATGGGTACCGGCATTCGCCCGTACACCACCACTTTTACTGGTTCGATGTCGGGTACAACCCTGACCGTTACCGTCCTTGGCCAAGGCGCACCCATCGTTGTGGGTATGTACGTTGACGGCTCGAGCGTAACGGACGGCACCTACATCACCGCGTTTGGCACTGGCCTTGGCGGTATTGGAACCTACACGATTAACCAATCGGTAACGGCCTCCAGCACCACCATGTATGCCCACGGCAACATTGCTTTTGATGACCCTGCTCCCATGGACTTGGGTATCGGACCCATTGGCCGTATGTACGTTTGGGACGTTATCCCTCAAGCCGCTGTGACCAATAACATCGCTGCATCGCAAACTGCTGCTGCCGCTGGCGCGGTAACACTGACTGCTGGCACTTCTGCTAAGTCGGTTGTTCGCAATGACGGCACCACAGTAATCCAATTGGATCTGCCTCGTGCTGTTAAGGTTAACTGTTCAACAACTGCTCGTGCATTTACTATTAGTGGTTACGACTACTACGGTCAAACAATGAGTGAAGTTATCACTGTTGCAACCGCTGCTACTGCTGTAACTGGCAAGAAAGCCTTCTTCCAAATTTCTGGAGCAACTATTGCTGGTTCCGCAACTGCTGTTGTGATCGGTACAAGCGATGTTCTGGGTCTGCCAGTTCGCGTGTTTAACGTGGCTTATGTCTCCAGCGTCAAGAGCAACAGCACACTAGCGCAAGACGCTGGTACTTTTGTTGCAGCAGACACCGCTGTAGCAACCACAGGCACTGGCGATGTTCGCGGGACCTACGTGCCCGCAACAGCTTCGGACGGCATTTGCCGCACCGTGATGACCATTGCCCTCCCCGCTATTGCTGTCGGCCCGAACGCTACCCGCGTTGGCGCCCTTGGCGTAACCCAAGCATAAGGAGTAGATCATGGGCCAATTCAAACCAATGGTCAAAATGATGACCACGGAGCCTTCAGTTGAACTGAAGCTCAAAAAGGGCGGTCATGTGGCTAAGAAGGCATACGGCGGCGCGATGGCTATGCCTTCCAGCATGCCCACTATGCCTGCTCGCGGCGGCGCGCTTCCCGGTGCGTCCCCGATGGCACCGTCCATGATGGCACGCCGTAAAGCTATGGCGGCTCCTTTGCTAATGTCCAAAAAAGGCGGCAAAGCCAAGCACGATGATGCTGCTCAAGATCGCGCAATGATCAAAAAAGCCATGGCAGGCAAGAAGTTTGCTTCCGGCGGCAAGATTGATTCTGCCGAGACTAAGACCACCATCAAGGGTAACGCTGGCAAGTTTGTCAACACCAAAGTGGTTGACGGCGACAAGAATGACTCTGCAAAAGGTACCGGTAAAGTCAAGATGGGTAAGCCCGCTGGCTTTAAAAACGGCGGCGCCATTGAAGGTAACGCTGGCAAATTCTTGAACAAGGTCGTTGACGGTGACAAAAAAGACACCGCAAGTGGCACTGGCAAGGTCAAGATGGGTAACGGCGGCGGCTTTAAGAGCGGCGGTTCTACCAACTGGGAAAACCGCCCCGCTGACACGGCCAAGCCCGGCGTGAGCAACACCAAGACTGGCGAAGTCAAGGAAGCCAACGCTGGCGGCTACAAAAAAGGCGGTGCTGCAAAAAAGCATTTCGCTACGGGGGGCAGTGTTAATGATGCTGGCCACGCCGTAGCAATGCCCCGTAAGCCGGTGTCTGCTTCCATCAAAAACACCATGCAATCTGGTACCTTTAAAAAGGGCGGCAAGGTTATGCACAAGGCTGATGGTGGACGCATGCCATTAAAAGGGCATGCATATCATGACAAGTCTGATGATGAATTGAAATACATTCTCAAAGATGCAAGTGAAGCTGCTCGTGCGATGAAAAATCATAGCCCAAAAGCCGAAAGCAAATACCTAGATCAGGTAAATGATGCGGCAACGGTTATGCACTATCGCAAGAATAGCATTCCTAAAAAAGCCGACGGCGGAAGCATGGATGACCAGCAGATGCCTTTGCGTGACATGAGCGGTGGTGCCTATGGGCGCTCTATAGGACCAGACCAAAGCGACATGGACATTGCAAACTCCATCCGCAATGCTCCGGGCACCGCGATGAATGCAATGATGCGCCTGTTAGGCAAGCGTCCCCCAACTGGGGCTGGAGCCGGTAGGGGGATGATTAATCCTCCGATGGTTCGCAAAAGCGGCGGAAGCGCCAAACGCTAGTAAAGTGGGGGCTTCGGCCCCCGCTTTTAATTGGAGATAAATATGGCTGATGCAGTTACAAGTCAGACGCTGCTTGATGGTGAGCGTCTTGCAATTATGAAATTTACAAACATCAGTGACGGCACTGGTGAGACGGCGGTTACAAAAGTAAACGTAGCCAACCTTACGGCGAGCAACTCAGGAAAAGCCTGCACCGGTGTGACCGTTACAAAAATTACTTCTGTATGCCACGGCCTTGAAGTGCGCATGTACTGGGACGCGTCAACAGATGTACCGTTTTTCTTGTCCACAATCAACACCAACTACGAGAATGATTTTTCAATTATTGGTGGGATTACAAACAATTCTGGCGCTGGAAAGAACGGCAACATTGTGTTTAGCACCGCAGACGCAAGTGCAGGTGACACCTACACGGTAGTCCTTGAGATGGTTAAGTCCTACGCCTAATCATGCCAAGCAAATCACCAGCCCAACATCGTCTGATGGAAGCGGCTGCCCACACCAAGGGCGGCTTTGGTGGTGTGCCCCAGAAGGTCGGCAAAGAGTTTGTCAAGGCCGACAAGATGAAGGGCGGCGGCTTGTATGCCAACATTCACGCCAAACAGGAACGGATAGCCCATGGCTCAAAAGAACACATGCGCAACCCCGGTTCCAAAGGCGCACCTACCGCTGAGGCTTTCCGGGAGTCTGCAAAGACTGCAAAGATGAAAGAAGGCGGCGTCTCGCTGGCTGTTGGCCGGGGAGAAAAGTTGTCTACAAAAGCAGGCGCGGGGCTCACCGCTAAGGGCCGTGCAAAGTACAATCGAGAGACAGGATCACACCTCAAAGCACCCCAGCCACAAGGTGGTGCCCGCAAGAACTCGTTCTGTGCTCGTATGAGCGGTGTTGTAGAGCATTCCAAAGGCGATGCACCCCGCGCTAAGGCCTCATTAAAACGCTGGGATTGCCCCGGCTGGTAAAGGAAATATCATGGCAAATACTCCAGACATTAAAGCCCGCAGTTTGTACGCGCAAGAATACGCTAAAAAGGCCAAGACAATTCATCAAAGCAAAGACGCTATGGCGCATGCTTATGGCGCAGTAGAAAAAAAGCATGGTAAGGATGTGAGCGACAAGCTCAAGGCTTACCACGATAAAAATGCTTCTGACGATGAAGATTTTGATGCGTTTTCTCACCTAAAAAAAGCTAAAGGTGGAAAGATAAGCACTGCTGAACACGGCAATCCAAAGCATAAACACTGCTGGTAAACAACTATGGCCTACTCTGGAACCGTTGGACAGACCGTTATAACGGTCCAGCAGCTCATTGACCATGGGGCGCGTCGCTGCGGCAAGTTGGCTGAGGAGTTGACCGTTGAGCAGGTGCAGTCGGCCAAAGAGTCGCTTTTTATCCTGCTTTCCAACATCGCCAACCAAGGCATCAACTACTGGGCCATCAACAAGCTCGTGGTGGGCCTGAACGCCGACCAGTACATCTACAGCCTACCTGTGGGCACCGTGGACGCCCTGAACGTGCTCTACCGCACCATGGACCGCCCCAACGGGTCGTACACCAGCTCGGCGGGCGGTACGGTGTCCAACGTCTACGACGGCGACGTCAATACCTATTGCCAGCAATCGTCGCCCAATGGCTACATTTCGGTGGTCTACGGCACCAATGACCCGCAGTACATCGGCTCGATTGGCTTTTTGCCCTACATCTCTGGCGGTGGCTCGGCAACGTGGAATTACACGCTGCAATACTCCACCGACGGCTCCACGTGGAACACTCTGTACACAGGTACCAATGTCGCCGTGACGGACAACCAGTGGGTCTGGCAAGACATCGACCCCGGCCAGAACGTCGCGTACTACCGCATGCAGGCCACCAACAGCACCACGCTGGCCCTGCGCGAGCTGTACTTTGGCACCAACGCCCGCGAGCTGCAGATGGCGCGCCTGAACCGCGACGACTACACCAACCTGCCCAACAAGCAATTTACGGCCAACCAGCCCTTCCAATACTGGTTTGACCGCACCATCCCCCAGCCCACAATGTACCTGTGGCCGGTGCCCTCCAGCCCGTTTGTCCAGATGACGGTCTGGTACTCGCGCCAGATCATGGACGTGGGCGCCCTGTCTGGCCAGCTTGAGATCCCCCAGCGCTGGTACGAGGCCATCTTGATGATGCTGTCGCACCGCATGAGCCTCGAGCTCCCGGCGGTGGACTTGGCCAAGATCCAGTACCTTGAGATGCAGGCAGAGAAGTATTTCAACATGGCCGAGCAGGAAGAGCGCGACAAGTCGCCGATCTACTTCGCGTCCAACATCTCGGTTTACACACGCTGATGCCTAAATTCCTGAACACTGAGGGCCTGACGTCAGTAGCGATTGCCGTATGCGACCGCTGCAAGATGAAGCGCGCCTTTGTTCAGCTTGGCCCAGATCCCAACTTCCCCGGTCTGCGCGTGTGCGACCAAGGATGTGCGGACCAACTGGACCCCTACCGTCTTGCCGCCCGGCAGACAGAGCGGATAAACTTGAGGTTCCCAAGGCCCGATGTCAGCGTCGCCGCCAATGACAACTTCTTGATCGCCACTGGCAACAACCAGCTACAGATCTCGACTGAGCAGAACACACAGACGCCGACGCAGACCGGGAACAAGGATACGATTGCCCCTAGCCCACCTAGCAATACGAGCACATAATGTCCGCACAAGTAACCATCACCCAACTACCCTCGGCTGGTGCCATCACCGGGTCGGAGCTTGTCCCAATCGTGCAAAACGGCGTCACGGTCCAAACGACCACCGGCGCTATCTCGGCATCCCCATCGCAGACCTACAGCTACCTAACGGCCGTAAACACGCCCCAGCTTGCAAATAGCCGGTACGTAGGGGCAACAAATGGCCTGACCATCTCGGACGGCGGTGCCCAAGGCCTGTTCAACATTAGCACCACGGGCGCCCTGCTGTCCTTGGTGAACTCCAGCGCGGGCATCCAAGTCAAGACTGACGGCACCACGCTGACCAGCCGCTCGATTGCCACGGCCACAACTGGCTTGTCAATCAGCAACGGAAGTGGCGTTTCAGGCAACCCCACGCTGTCTTTGACCGACCAAGTGCTGGCGCTGGCCAACGCCAGTTTCAACGGTTTGGTGACCCTTTCGACCTCTGGAAACATCACGTCGTCCACAATCACGGGCACCTCTAACCAGATTGACGTGGCCAACGGAACTGGTGTCGGTGGCAACCCCACGATTTCCATTACGTCCAACCCAACGCTGCCGGGAACGGCTGGCGTGGTATTACCCGGCGGTACTACCGGCCAGCGCGCTGGGTCCCCTACCAACGGCACTTTGCGTTACAACAGCACCACCTTCTTGCTGGAAGCCTATTTGAACGGCGCGTGGACCTCTTTGGCCTCTAGCTCAGGGGTGACGTACATCGCTACCGGTACGGGGCTCACAGGCGGCCCGATCACGTCGACCGGCACCATCTCTATCGACTCTACCGTGGTGACGTTGACGGGCACGCAAACCTTGACCAACAAGACGCTGACCAGCCCCACGCTGACTACCCCGGCACTAGGCACCCCGGCATCGGGCGTCATGACAAACGTGACGGGCCTGCCGCTGAGCACCGGTGTCACAGGCACTTTGGGCACCACAAACGGCGGCACTGGCCTTGCTGCCTATACCACGGGCGACTTGCTTTATGCCTCGGCGACCAACACTCTGAGCAGATTGGCCGCAGGTACCAATGGCTACGTTTTGACCCTTGCGGCGGGCGTGCCCACATGGGCCGCATCCACTGGTGGTGTGACATCATTTAGCGCGGGTACAACGGGTTTTACACCAAGCACTGGTACCACTGGCGCTATCACTTTGTCTGGTACTTTGGTAGCCGCAAATGGCGGTACAGGGCAGTCCAGCTATGCAGTTGGTGATTTGCTTTACGCAAGTACCACAACTGCGTTATCTAAATTGGCAGATGTTGCGACTGGAAATGCACTAATTTCTGGCGGTGTTAGCACTGCACCTAGCTGGGGAAAGATTGGTTTAACAACCCACGTTAGCGGGACACTTCCAGCCGCAAATGGCGGAACGAGCTTTTCTACCTATGCTACTGGCGACCTGATCTACGCATCGGCGGCCAATACCCTGAGCAAGCTGGCAGCAAGCATCGACGGCTACGTGCTCAAACTGGCATCTGGAGTACCCACTTGGGCTGCGGCCTCGGCTTCCGGCGTGACCAGCGTGGCCCAGACATTTACTGGCGGCATTGTCTCGGTGGCCGGTTCTCCGATCACTAGCAGCGGTACCTTGGCCCTGACCGTGGCCGGGACTAGCGGCGGTGTCGTTTACTTCTCAAGCGCAAGCGCATGGGCGTCAAGCGCAGTTTTAGCGTCAAACGCAATAATGGTCGGTGGCGGGGCTGGAGCAGCTCCAAGCACCATTACCACTGGCACGGGCGTTGTGACGGCTCTGGGCGTGAATACAGGCTCCGCAGGGGCCTTTGTGGTCAACGGTGGCGCCTTGGGTACACCAAGCAGCGGCACAGTGACAAACTTGACCGGCACGGCCTCGATCAACATCAACGGCACCGTGGGCGCAACAACTGCCAACACGGGGGCGTTCACCACTGTATCTGCGACTGGCGTGATTACGTCGACTGTGGCTACAGGCACCGCGCCGTTTACCGTGTCCTCGACAACGGCAGTGGCTAACCTGAGCATCGGCGGAAACGCGGCGACCGCCACTACGGCCACGACAGCCACAACGGCCACAAACGCTACAAACATTACCATCACCGCAAACTCAACAAATGCTGCAAATTATTTGACTTTTGTTAGCGCAACGAGTGGAAATCTTGGACAATTGGTAAATTCTGCCATCACGTGTAACCCGTCTACCGGGGTCCTCACGGGCGGCATTTCTGGAGGCACTTTCTAATGGCAGCAACGAACTACACCCCGATATCGCTGTACTACAGCGCAACGACCACCAATGCGCCGTCCGCAAGCAACCTTGTTGCCGGTGAGCTGGCCATCAACACCGCAGACGGCAAGCTGTTCTACAAGGACAGCAGCAATGCGGTGCAGGTCATTGCGTGGAAGACAACTCCAGTAAGCGCCGGTGGCACGGGGTCCACAACCCTGACTGCCAACAATGTGTTGCTTGGTAACGGCACCTCTGCCTTGCAAGTAGTGGCTCCGGGTACTACAGGTAACGTCTTGGTGTCCAACGGCACGACATGGACATCAGCAGCACCCGCAGCCTCTGGCGTAACCCAAGCCAAGGCAACTATGATTAACTTTATCTTCTCCATCTAAGGGGCGAACATGTCAAACCCAAACCTATTAGCCGCGACCACAGCTTCCGGCACTACAACTTACTATACTCCCGGCGGCACGACTGCGGTTGTTTTGGTGACCAATGCTGCTTCCAGTGGTCAGGTCTATAAGATCAACCAGATTGTTGCTGCTAACGTCAACGGCACCAACGCAGTAAACGCAACGGTATCTGTTTACACCAACGGTGCTGTGGCCCAAGGCTCTGCTCCTAGCGGCGGTACGGCATACCCGATTGTCAGTACAGTGTCCGTACCTGCAAGCGCTTCGCTGATCGTAGTGGACAAAACAACCCCCGTCTACCTGATGGAGGGAACTTGTATTTCCATTACCAGCGGAACGGCAAGCGGCATCACTTACTCAATTTCATACGAAGTTATTAGCTAAGGATTAACCATGTCCCTGCGCTACCTTGGCGGCTTCATTACCGCTACGTTTAACCCGTTTGCCCCAGTATCCGTAGACTACCTTGTTGTGGCTGGCGGTGGTTCGGGCGGCGGAGATCGAGGGGGCGGTGGCGGTGCTGGAGGTTTCCTTACCGGTTCTACAACCATTACGGTGGGAACTACTTACACCGTTACGGTTGGTGCTGGTGGTGTTTACACAGGCGCTTATGCCCAAGGAGCTAACGGAAGTGATTCCATCTTTGGATCCATAACTGCAACTGGTGGTGGTGGCGGAGGTGCTGGAAATGGGTCTGGTTCTGGCGGAACTAATGGCAGCAACGGTGGTTCTGGTGGGGGCGCTACCGGAAACAGTACCGGCGCTAAAACTGGAGGAACAGGTGTTTCTGGGCAAGGTAATCGCGGCGGTAACAGCGCAAGCACAAATATACCGGGGGCAGGTGGCGGGGGTGCTGGTACACAAGGATTAGACAATACCGCAGGGTCTGTTAGCGGAACAAATGGTGGGGCGGGTCTACCATCTTCAATTACAGGATCATCTGTTTTCTACGCTGGCGGTGGTGGTGGTGGAAACCAAGGTTCGGCAGGTGGCGGTACTGGAGGCTCTGGTGGTGGCGGTAATGGCGGAGCTGCAACAGCAGGAGCAGCAAATACTGGTGGGGGCGGCGGCGGCGCAGATAATGTATCTGGCAGTTTGTCTGGCGCTAATGGTGGTTCTGGAATAGTTATTATTAGCTCACCACAACCCGCGTCGTCAACAACAGGATCACCAACAGTAACTACTGTAGGCGCTAATACCGTGTACAAATTTACTGCCAGTGGATCAATTACGTTCTAGGATAGCCCATGACACAGTACGCTGGAATTTGGACGCGCACACAACAGATGCAAGCCAAAGCTGCGGGTACTTGGCCTACTTATGTTGCGCCTGTGCCAATTAATTATGTTGTAGTTGCCGGTGGTGGCGCTGCTGGGTACAACACCACAGGTGGCGGTGGAGCAGGTGGATTTAGGAGCGGTACATTCGCGTCATTTTCCGCAATTGGCAGTTCGTTTACGGTAACTGTTGGTGCTGGTGGCTCTGGGTATGGTTCTGCCGGATCTGATTCTGTTTTATCGTCTATAACCTCCACTGGTGGGGCTCCGTCTGCTGCTGGAACTTCTTCAGCCGGAATAAACGGCGGTTCTGGCGGTGGAGCTTCTTACGCAAATATAAATTCTTATGGTCTGGGAAATAGACCGGCTGTAACACCATCACAGGGTAACAATGGTGGTCAAAGTAGTGGCGGCTCGCCATACACTAGCGGGGGCGGCGGAGGTGCTAGTGCAGTCGGAGGAAACGCAAATGTTGGGGGAACTGTTGGCGGTGTTGGGGGCGC